GGAGAAGAAGATATACATAATCCAATAGGACGATCTGACATTAGTATTGTGCCTGTAATTAGTGGTGCTGGTGGAGGTCTAGGTAAAACTCTACTTGGAGTTGCATTGGTAGGTATTTCATTGGCTTCGGGTGGCGGTATGGGTGTCTTTCTTAAAGAAGGCTTTACTGGATTAGCTGCTGTGGGAATGAATGTCGGTATCGGTCTAACTCTTATGGGTGTTAGTGAAATGTTATTCCCTCTGCCTAAACCACAAGAATTTAATAATGAAGAAGATCCAAGAATATCATTTAGTTTTTCTGGTGTTCAAAATACATCAAGGGCTGGTACTTCTCATCCAATAGCTTATGGTGAGATAGTAACAGGATCAGTTGTTATCTCAGCAGGAATTGACACTAATCAGGTGACAGCATGACAGATAAAATTATTAGAGGTTCTGGTGGTTCTCCTCCTACTCCACCATCTCCAACAAGAGCACCTGACACTTTAAACAGTAGACAATTTGCCACTATTCAAGATTTATTGTCTGAAGGAGAGATAGAAGGTTTTGCTACTCCTTCAAAAGCAGGACTTACAAAAGGATCTACAGCTTATAACAACGCAGCACAAAAAGATATATTTTTAAACGATACCCCTATTCTCAATTCAAGTGCCAGTAATACAAATCCTGGAACCTCTGATTTTAATTTTCAAAATGTAAGCTTTACGCCTCGTTTTGGAACGTCAAACCAAAGTCATGTTCCAGGAATTGAAAGTAGTCAATCAACAACAGGTGTTGGAGTTACTGTAACAACTTCTTCTCCTGTTACTCGTCAAATAACAAATACTAATGTTGATGCTGCAAAAGTAACCATAACATTTCCACAACTACAAAAAGCAACAGATCAAGGGGATTTACTTGGTTCTACTGTTGAGTTAAAAATACAGGTTCAATATAATGGTGGTGGTTTTAGTGATGTTCTATCAGATACTATCACTGGTAGAACTGCTGATGCGTACCAAAAAGAATATCGTGTAAATATAACTGGTGCATTTCCTGTTGATATTAGAGTTGTAAGGGTTACAGCAGATAGCACTACTTCTAGTCTTGTTGATGCTTTTGCTTGGACAAGTCTTGGTGAGATTATTGATGATAAACAAACATATCCGAATAGTGCATATACCAACCTACGGATAGATTCTGAGCAGTTTAGTTCTATACCAAAAAGAGCTTTCCGTATCCGAGGAGTAAAGGTAAGGATACCTGGAGCAGGAGCCTCTAGTTCTGGTACACCTACTGTTGATTTGCAAACAGGCAGAATAATTTATCCAAGTGGCTATATCTTCAATGGAACAATGGGTGCTGCTGTTTGGTGTTCATGCCCTGCAATGATACTTCTTGATCTTTTAACTACTGAAAGATATGGATTTGGAACGCATATTACAGACAGTAATTTAGATTTATTTAGTTTTGTGGCAGCTAGTCGGTACGCAAATGAATTGGTATCTGATGGTTTTAATGGGCAGGAAGCAAGGTTTAGTTGCAATGTAAATTTACAAGGATCTATGGAAGCTTATCAGTTGATAAATGAATTAGCTGGTGTTATGAGATGTTTTCCAATATGGTCTGAAGGTTCTGTAACTATTACCCAAGATAAGCCAACAGATCCAAGTTATTTATTTAGTTTGGCAAATGTAGGTGAAGGTGGTTTTTCATATTCTGGCAGCAGTTTAAAACAAAGACACACTGTTATCTCCGTCAGCTATTTCAATATGGATAGTAGAGAAATAGATTATGAAGTTGTAGAAGATACTGCTGCACAGGCAAAACTTGGAATAGTCAAAAAAGATGTTAAAGCATTTGCCTGTACTTCTCGTGGTCAGGCTCAAAGATTAGGTAAGGCAATACTATTTAGTGAACAGAATGAATCTGAAGTTATTAGTTTTACAACATCAATAGATGCAGGTGCAATCGTAAGACCTGGATCTGTTATTTCTGTTAATGACCCTGTTCGTGGTGGAGAAAGAAGATCAGGAAGAATAAAAACAGCAAGCACTACGCAGATTACTGTAGACAGTACACAGGATTTAGATACATTTACTGGAACGAATAAAAAATGTAGTGTGATATTACCTGATGGCACAGTGGAAACCAAAAATGTAATTGGAATTATAGGAAGTGTAATTACATTAGATTCGGCCTTATCTGCAACACCTAATGCAAATGCTATATGGTTAATACAAAGTTCTAGTCTAGAAGCACAGACATTTAGAGTAATAAGTGTTGAAGAACAAGATGGTATTAACTATGGAATTACTGCACTAACTTATATTGATGGCAAGTATGCAAATATTGAATCTGGTATAAGTTTACCTGCAAGAAGTGTATCTTTACTAAACGAACCAAAAAGTCCTCCATCTAACTTACAGGCATCTGAAAGAGTTGTTGTAATAAATGCTCTTGCGGTAACTAAATTAATTTTATCTTGGGTCTCAGTTACAGGGGTGACACAATATCTTGTTCAATACAGATTTAACAATACAAACTGGGTTAGTGAAGTTGTATTTAGACCTGATTTTGAGATTGTTGGTACTGAAGCAGGAACTTATGAATTTAAAGTATTTTCATACAATGCTGCATTAAGATTATCTGCAACATCAACCGATTTAACATTTAATGCTGTCGGTAAAACTACACCCCCTGGAAATGTTCAGAATTTATCTATGGAGCCTATTACTAATAAGTTAGTAAGACTTAGATGGACAAAAGCTGTAGATCCTGACGTTTTGCATGGAGGCAGAGTATATGTCAGACACAGTAACTTAACCGATGGCAGTGGTACGTTCCAGAACTCAGTTGATCTCGTTACTGCGTTAGCTGGTAATACTACAGATGTTGTTGTTCCTTCTTTAGCTGGAGAGTATATTCTTAAGTTTCAAGATGACCAAGGTAATTTTAGTACAGGAGAGGCAAGTATAATTCAAGATTTACCTGATCTTATTGATACTCAAGTTATTTTGCAGGATAGAGAAGATTTAGATAATCCACCGTTTCAAGGGACAGATACTAACACAGAATTTAATACTACAACCAGTGCATTACAACTTTCTAATCCAGCAGTAAACGCAACAGGAGAATATGCTTTTAAAGATATTTTAGATTTAGGTGCTGTATTTTCTCTTGATTTAAAAAGAGTCATACGTTCTGTTGGTTTCAACATAGGAACAGATATAGAAACTATTATTCCAAGTGGATCTTTTTGGGATGATTATGCAACCGATGGTAATTTTGATGGACCAGCAGCAAATGACGCGAACTGTCAGATACAAGTAGCAACATCACAGACAGCATCGGGAAGTTTTGGATCGTTTAATAATTTTGCGAATGGAACATTTAAAGGTCGTAGATTTAAATTTAAATTAATCTTAGAGACTACAAACACTTCACAAAATATGAACGTGCAGCAAGCAGGTTATACAGCAGAGTTTCAATCAAGAACAGAACAGAATTATCAGACAGGAGGTAGTACATCTACCGCACCACAGCAATCGGGTACATCTTCTTCTGGTAAAACTGTTACTTTTGGAACACCTTTCTTTGTTGGCACGTCATCTTTGGGAGGAGCAAATGCGTTTTTACCTACTATTGGAATTACAATACAAGATGCTATAGATGGTGATTTCTTTCAAATATCAAACGTTAGTGGAACAGGCTTTACAATTAAGATTATGAGAAACAATGTTAATACTTTTGTTGATAGGTCTTTTACTTTTTCTGCTGTAGGATATGGTAAAGGGGTGTAATATGGAGAAAAGTATTCTCTAAATGAGTCAGGTATCGGATTACAATATAGCTAATGCGTCAGGTGCTTCTGTAAGAAGTGACCTTAATGCAGTATTTGATGCGATAAAAACTCTTAATAGTGGTGGTTCTGATCCAAGTAATACAGCAGCGTTTATGCCGTATGTGGATACAGCAGATAGCAATAATTTAAAAATAAGAAATGCAGCTAATAATGCTTTTGTTACTATAGGATCTGTCGATTCTGCCAACTTAGGATTACTGCCAAGAGCAGGTGGTACGATGACAGGAGCAATATTAGCTGACGATAGTGCAGGAGCTTCCGCACCAGCTATAGCATTTGATGGAGATGCAGATACAGGAATATTTAGGGTTGGATCAAACACTATAGGTTTTGCAACTGCTGGTGTTGAAAGAGTAGAAATCAGTGATGCTGGACTAGATATGAGTAATGGGTTGCCTATTAGATTTCAAGATTCTAGTGGTGCTCCTTTTGTCGCTTTAAAATCACCTGCTTCTGTCAGCAGTAATGTAACTTTTACTTTACCTGGAGCAGATGGTTCAAATGGTCAGATGTTACAGACGAATGGTTCTGGAGCATTATCATTTACAACTGTTAATGGTGTGCCAAGTGGTTCTGTATTTTGCATGGCAGTAGCTACAGTTCCATCTGGTTATTTAGAGTGTGATGGTGCTGCCGTTAACAGAAATACATATGCAGTTTTATTTGCTGTCATTGGTACTACCTATGGAACGGGCGATGGCTCTAGCACTTTTAATTTACCTGATTTGCGTGGTGAGTTTGTAAGGGGTTTTGATAATGGTAAAGGCACTGATAGTGGTAGATCTATTGGTAGTTCACAGGGAGGACAAAACGAACAACACTCTCATACAGCAGATGCCATTGCACAATCAACTGTTACTGACCCAGGTCATAGACATCCATCAAGAGGTTATGGAACTGATGATGATGGTGGTAATCAATTTACTGGTAGTGGTAACAATAGCGTTAGAAATAATGCGATAGATGATGCAAATACAGGAATAACTGTTGGTACAAATGTAAACGTATCAGTTGCTAATCAAGGTGGGGAATCAAGACCTCGCAACATAGCTATGATGTACATTATTAAAACTTAATTATGGCAATCCAACCAGGTATTTATAATTTTACGTTGCAACGTCGGTCAGATCATAGTATACCTTTGCTGTTTAAAGATGGAAATGATACAGCAATAAATTTAACTGGATATACAGTAGAAGCACAGGTTTGGGAAGAAACACGCACCACAAAATTTGCAGATTTTTCTGTTACTTATACTGATCGTTCTGCTGGTTCTGTTTCTATAGCGTTGACAGACACACAGACAGCTACATTTACCCCTGATGTTTTAAAATACGATGTTTTGTTAACTGCTCCAGGAGGCTCGAAAGAATATTATTTAGAGGGTACTATATATGTAAGTGAAGGATACACCGCATGACTTCAGTTAATGTTACAACTACAAAAAATACAGTTACAGTAAACGGAGAAACCCGTGTTGTCACTGTAAAAACTCAAGGTCCACAGGGTCCAGCTTTTGCCGATGGTGATATAGGCGATATTGTTATTAGTGGCGGTGGAACGGTAGCTACTATAGATAATGGAGTAATTAATAACGCAAAAATAGCTAGTAATGCTGCGATTGATCTAACTAAACTTGCTACAGGTGCATTACCTACAGCGATTACAGTTACTAGTGCGAATATAAGTGATTTAAGTATTGTTGACGCTGATATTAGCGGAAGTGCAGCTATATCTCTGAGCAAGTTAGCAACTGGAGCGTTACCAACAGGTATCACAATTAGTAGTGCTAACATTCCTGATCTTACTATTGTTAACTCTGATGTTAGTGCTAGTGCAGCTATAGAGGGATCAAAGTTACAGGCTTCTTCTGGATCTAATTCTGGAACAATGTCTGCTGCTGATTTTACAAAATTAGCTGGGATTGAGACAGATGCGACAGCAGATCAGACTGCAAGTGAAATAAAAACTGCTTACGAAAGTAATAGTGATACCAATGCTTTTACTGATGCTGACCATACTAAACTTGATGGAATAGAAACAGCAGCTACCGCAGATCAAACCGCAGCAGAGATAAAAACATTATTAAATAGCAATGGTATTGTCAATGCACAGATAGATGCAAGTGCAGCGATAGCAGGTACGAAAATATCTCCTAATTTTGGATCGCAAGATATAACAACCGCTGGCAGACTTAATATAGAAGGTAGTGGAGGTGCGTCTAACAGTGTAAGATTTGCAAATGCTCACGATGCGGTTTTTCTAAGTTTTGTAGGTAACGATGATAACGAAGATTTTAATATTACTTATGCTGGCACAGGTGGAGCAGAGATAAAGTTAAAAAGCACAGGAGAGGTGCAATTAGCAAAAGGTTCTACAACAGTCCTTAAAACAACCTCAAGCGGTATAACAATTACAGGTAATATAGTCGTTTCTGGAACTGTTGACGGAGTAAATGTTGCAGCAAATAACACAAGATTAGGAACATTATTATCGAGTGCAAATGGAAATTTAATTAACGGAGTAACAGCAACGACCCAATCAGCAAGTGATAACTCTACAAAAGTTGCGACAACAGCTTATACAGATACAGCAGTAGCAAACCTAGT